TGCAGTTTATTATACCGACTAAGCAAAGCCATACGGTCTTTGCGATCAGCCATATTATTCTTCTACCAGTGCTGCCTTTGCTTCATTAACCTTTTCAATAACTTTGCTCTCAACAAAATCATATATACGATTCATTGCTTCATCTACATTTTCATTATCACGAACATTATCTACAACTCCAAGATCAACTCTCAATGACTGAAAGTTACCAAGATTAAGTGTGTAGCCAAGTGTTGCTGATACCTTTGTGCTCTCTTTTTCCATTGCCCCTCCCAAGGACTAAATCTTTTCTGACCAAACTGGAACAAATCTTCCATCTTCAGTTTTCGTATATGTCAGTATACCATCACCAATTCTGCGTGTCAACTCTTGCTTTGTTGGTGTAATTCCATTTGTAATTAATTTATCTTTTCTAGGCCTTCCTAGATGATAACTAGCGAGTATATCACGAATCTCTTTAACTTGCGATTCGGAATAATATGCTCTTATTTGCCAACCACGAACACCTCCAGGTTGTGATCCCATAGGTGGTGGAATAATTCCCTTTTTTACTAATGATGGAAAATATTTACGATGCCTATTGACAAGTTGAGCAGTTTCTGATACAGTGAACGCTCTTTCTCTATTTTTTCTAAAATCATACCGCAAGCAAGTTTCCAATCTATCTTTTGTAATATTATAAACAGTTACCATTCCTGTTGATCTAGAACTGTGATAAAGTCTTACAAGGTCGCCATTAAGAAACCAAATCTTTTTATTACCTTTAATTACAGGCTTGTTATTATAGTCTTTGCTCTCAATGTTTCTTGGGCCATGAGCCATAAACCCTCCTTGCTGTCTGACGGGGGATGGAAAAACTTCCTATTACCACACGCCAAGCAATATATCTCTAAGTGTATCTGACTAGAATACTGTCTGTCAACAAACATTCTGCCATTGCACTTTTTGCAACGAAGAACCAAAATTACCCCTTAGTTTGGAATACCAACAACAATAATATTTACGTTAAGCGAAAGATCGCCAGACGCACCAAAACGAACTACGCCTTCAACTCTTGATGTAGTTACTGATTTTAGAATAACTGTAACATTTTGTCCTGCTGGTGTATTACCTATGTTAATAGGTGTTGCTGTAGCAATTGGTGCATATTTAAAGTCTGATGGAAAGTCATATGAAAAAGTCTTTTCATTACCTGCGCTTACTGTGGAGTTATTGGCTACTTCTACATACCCGCCGATTACTCTAGCCTCTGATGTTTTTACACTTTGTTTTCCAGCACTAACAGTATCAATAGTAGTATAGTTATAGGTAGCAGATGATACCTGAGTTGCCAGATCGTTGATGGTTTCTGCCAATTGATAAATATAAGTTACATCAAGAGGCTGACCTCGTTCTGGTAGTGGTACTTTTGCCATATTTCTCCTTTAGTCAATTATACCAGTAGAGCCTACAATGAGGTTACTGATGATTCCCAAATTTCTAATGTTGCATTTCTTGCTTTTGGTGGTGCTCCAGCAATTTGTACTGCTACACGAACTGTGCTAGTTGCTGCAGCCGCTTTTAAAAAATTATAACTATGAACTCCAGTGGTGCCGTGATATTGATATGTTCCAGAATCAAATTTTACAAAAACATCATAATATGGACGACCCTCTTCGTCTTCCCAAATTGCAGTTATTGCGCTTCCATTAACAACAACAGTTCCATTAACTGCTACTGGGGCAGTAGAATCAATTATATGAATTGGAGACCAATGAGAAGACCTGTTTTTATCTTCTGATACAACTCTAAATCTAACAGAATATTTATTGTCTGATGGAACTGGTGGAAGTTGATTTTTTGGAATTCTTAAAATTTTATTTGCCATTATGAAACTCCGACAGAAAATCTAAATTCTATATAGTTACTGGTATTTGGTGATTTAATAACAGTTTCTGCATCTGTATTTTTAACGACGGTATAACCAGTTAGTCCATAAAGTGGGTTAGACGTAGTTACATTTTCTAATCGCATAGCATCTAGCGCCACATAGTAATCATCTGAGGGACTTCCTGTAACCTCTGTTGAAACATAAATCTTAACAACAGTTACTGCATCCCATGTAAAGTTGTTTGTAACTATTAGATCTTGAAGTTGTTTTGTTACAACATAATATCTATTATTTGCAAAATCATAGTTGCCTACACCATCTTGTGCTTCAACTTCAAATCTAGCATATTCTGCAGATCCACCTTCAGTATCAGCAAACTCAACCAATATTTTTACTTTAGTAGGAGATGAGGCAGATCCACCGTCCTTATTTATAATAGAAAATGCAAGACGAAGTTCATCAGTTGGTGCGTTTCTTGTAAAGTCTACATCAATACCAGTTTTATGAATATGATCAGATCCTGCAACAATTGTAAAACCAGATGTTGCGGATGTTAATTCGGCAGTATCTCCTTGTATTACAATTATGTTATTAAAAAATCTGCATCTTTCATATCTATCTGCTCTATCTACATTATAAAATGTAGCATTATCAGCATTTGTTTGAAATACAACATCTGATACTGCAATTATGTCATCTTCTGCTCCACCGACACTTGGATCATCAAGTGCTACAGTTATAGTATCTATCTCAACTGCCGAGGTAGCAGAATGATATTGCCACGTCTCTCCAGTAGTAAATGCAAATACAGTCTTACTATCATATGCTCCAGCAGATGGGTTTGTTCCTGCTGAATATAATCCTACTTCTGTTATTTCATATCTTTCTTCCGTCGGTAATTCTGCAGTCAATACTAGTTTTGTTATACCCGCATCATTAATAAAACCTCTTGATGAGATTGGTACACGAAACATTTCAAAGTCAAGGTTTTGTTTTGTGGCGTAGTTACCATATGGGTCTGCTGTTGATAGAGGCTCTGGACCGCATCCAACGGCTATATAGGACGCATATGCAGGTGCCTGTCCAAGCAGGTACTTGCCAATAATATTCTTACCAGTATCAGTTATCATGATTCATTAAACTCCGCCTCATATATTGTACCACTTAGGCTGATTTGAACTTCTATTTGTTCATCAGGCTCTAAGTTGATAAGTTCTACTATTAGATCCCCTGTAGCATCTTCTATATATACATATGCTCCATCTGGTCCGCTACCCTCGCCCTCTTCTAAAGTCTTTGTTTCAAGTTTAATTGAAAAGTTTGCAAAGTATTTATCGGAGGTATTTTGAAGACTAACAATATTATTAGGATTATATTGCTGATTGATTGTTGTTAAATTTTTTATTGGCTGATACGAAACAGTTTGTCCATTAACAATATCATTTCTAGCAATATTAATAAGTTCATGTCCACCAATATCTTCCCATATAAGATCTTGCATTATCTCAATATCTACTGCTTCTTGATCAATTAATACAGTATCTATAGGTGCTGTTTTAGGTGGTGGAGGTGGAGGAGGTGGTGGGGCTGGAGGCTTTGGAGGAGTTGGTGGTGGCGTTGGAGTAGGCGTAGTCGGTGTATCTATTAGACTTGTGCTAAATCCTCCATTATTACCATCATCACAATTTTCTGGTGCAGACTCTGAAGTTGTTGTTCCGTCAGAATACGATGTTATCTTTTTTCTATTTAAACATGTTCCTACATAAGTTACACCTGTTACAGTTTTTGGTTTTGGAGTAGGTGTTGGAGTTGGAGTTACTATCGGAGTACCTTTATAAACTCCATCTGCTAAATCTTCTTTAATTGCTGCTACGTTCTGCCTTGCAGTTTCTATTCTTTTATATATTGGAGCAAATGCAGCCTCACGTTGTTTATCAAGTTCTGCCTTTTTCTCTGCAGCAGCCTTTTGTCTAGCCTCTCTTGCTGCTTGTGAATCTGCAATTATTTGTTGAATATTTCTTATTGCAGTATCAAACTCAGATGTAGATGGTTTTTTAATAACTGGTGGCGTTGCATCATCTTCAAGACGTGCCATACTACACCTCACTCAAATATAAAGTCATACTTGGTCCAGCATTTGATCTAGAATAATCAATATTATATACTACAAATCTTGTTTCTGAATCTGTAACTAAATCTAAACCGTCATTATTTTGATATGTAACTGTAACAATGTCACCTAACTGCAAGGTAGGAATTGTAAACACCTCTAAACCTATTGCCTTTTTTGGATCTTTAGTTTTATTTATAATCCATCCAAGTATACTTTCTGCGTCATCTTGAGACTGAATATATTGACTTTCTAGAGCAAATTCACTTTTACCATATATTAATCTACTTAGTTTTATCTCATCGTATTTAGATTTTTCTACTAAGGCAGAAGTGGTTATTGAATCACCTTCAAATTCTGGATCTGATAAATTGCTTTTCTTTTTAAAGTATTCATCAACAGATAATTCATGTGTTGTATCTTGGGTAAATGTTATACCTAAAATTCTTAAATAGTTACCACTTGTATCATCAAGAACTAGTACAGTATCCGTAGTGTTAAATACTAAAAATTCTGCTCCATATGAATCAGCCTGAAATCCAGATATGCTATAGCCTTTCATTCTATTAAATGTCGGTGCTATTTTTGCATAAAGAGCAGGGTACGCACGATCATATCTAATATCAAAATATGCACACTCACGCATAATACTGCCGAACTCATCAAAGTACATATTGTATTTAGGTGGCTGTTGCGTACTAATTCCAGACAGGTATGTAGATTGAACAATACCACTCATTGCATATTTTCTTAATGATTCATTAGCATCAATCTCTTTATCTCCAAAAGCACTTGACAAAGTTTCTCCAACTGTAAATACAGTATTTTGTGCATAATTATTTGTTAAGGCATATATATTTTCAAACATACATCTTGAAGATCCTCTTACAAAAAGAGCCATGTTATTATAAACTGGAAGTGGATCTTTATCATCAACAATTTTAATTAACTTATTGTTTATATATAGATAGAATCTTCTAAAGTTTCCTATATCTTGATACTCTACGGACAAATCATATACTGTTGGATTTTCTTCTGCCGTCCTTCTATACTGTCCAGTAAATCTTCCATCATCTACTAATATATTTGTTAGGCCACCCCAAAGTTTAATAGGAATGGCATTGTTGTTTGATGAGTCCTTTTTTACTTTATAAAAAACTATATTGTTTACAGATACCTGTGCTTGACCAGTTTTACTGTCACGCTTTAGGTATTGCTCTATATTATTTTCTGTAAGGGCAACTATCTCAAAATAGTATCCATTGTTTGTTTCTGGATTTAGAAGAACTGCTAGACCACCAGATCCTCCACCTATGCTAATATTTTGATTTGTACCAGATCCAGTAATTTGGAAATATGGAGTGCTGCCAATTGGGGTTTGTCCACGAACTTCATTGTTTTCAATCTTGCCTATGATTCTTAATCTTGTTCCAAAGTGCCTGTATGCATTATCTAAATTTTTATAAACGTATGAAACAAAGTTTAATGGTGTTTCTGTAGTTTTAAAAGATGGGCCGTTCATAACAAAAGCAGAGGACTGTATAGTTCCAGATTGAGTGCTTTTTAAGTTATTAACTTGTGTTTCTGTTAAATAGTTTGTTGCCATGAAATTTTTTATAATACCATTTCTAGTTGTTTGTCTAGCCAGTGTATTATTTTGTCCAGCAGCAGCCACTGTTGTAGATGGAGGATTTATATCTTCATCTAATACAGTTGTAAATAAATACTGAGTTTGCATATCACAACCACGAACATAATCATTATTTGTCCAATACTCATTGATACCAGCAGTATGTTCTACAACTGGTGTTCCAAATTGTCCACGACCATGTTGATAGACTGCTCCAGATTTCATTCTTGTATTTCCATCTACCGTCTCATAGTATGGCAAGGAATATATTCTAACTAGCCCTGTAGGATAGATCTTTCCGTTAAATGGCAGGGAAGCAAAGTATCTCTGATATTCTTGATTACTACTAATCCATACATTTCCAGTTCCAGTTATATTAAATTGAACTGCATCAAATTTTATAATCTCTCCATTAGAATAGAAGTATCCTTGATACCTTGGCAAATAAAATATTCCCTCTCCAAGATCCATAATGTTATTTATTACAGCACCATTAGATACAGATGGAACTGAAGATGTTAAGGAGGAGTTAATTGGAATAGCACCTAAAGCATAAGCACTTGCCTGTTGTGCTGCATTGTTTCTTGATCTGGTTTCTTCAGTACCAGCAACTTCCCATAGCAAGGATGGTAGGTAAATCCATGTTTGTTCAGATTCTAACTTGTCTGCTTGTTTTCTTATACCAAAAGTTCTTTGAATATATCTTGTAGTATATGTAATTTTGCCATCATTATATATTTTTTTATCTTGTGAGGATATTGAAATTATATTTGGAAGATTTCCAGATGTTGAGTTTTTAACAACTCCATTATCTGTTTGATTATTTGATCCAGATAATATAAAATCAGTGCTACGATTTCCTGACTCTGGAAGCAAATAGTCTTTGCTCATTACAATAAAGTTATTGTATTCATCAAAGAACATTGCTGTCTGTGTTGCTATTGCTAATTGGTTTAAGACCTCTGCAACGCTTTGATCTGGTGCAACAAAGAAAAATGGTATTACAGGATCTGATTCGCCAGTCACTCTTCTAAAAGTATAATTTGAAAAGCCAATATAATCTAAAAGCGTTGATACGGCCATGCTTAATGAGGTTTCAGTCATCAATAGTCTTGGTGCTGGCATTGACTCTAAAAAGAAATAAAAGTCTCTTAGTCCTAAAGAAACTGTTGCCCCAGTAACGTCTGCTTGTGGAAAACCATCTGAATATAAAGTTTTGATTGGTATAAAATAATCAAAGCCATCAACATCTATAATTTTTTCATAAAAATTAAATTTGATATTTTTACGGAGGTAGTTAGAAATTATGCTATTGGTATTATTGTCATTAAAGGCTTGGTCATCATCAAACATTGTCATCTGTCCAGTTGATGCGAGTAGTTGACCTACTGGAATAGAACTGTTTCCAAGATCAGAGAGCATCTTTGTTACTCTATAATCAA